GCTCGGCGTGATTAGATAGCATATCAACCATCTTCCATTGACAAGCAGACATGTCCTGTGCTTCATCAACGATCAGTTTACGAATCCGTGGAGGATTATTCATCTCCGTAAACTTGATGATCATGTCCGTAAAGTCCATGCGATCATGAATGCGCTTATACTCAGCAACAGCTATCTGAACTTGTTCAACTTCACGAAACTCAAAATTCTCATCACGACCACTGTCGTATACTTCACGAAGAGGTTTCATCATTGCACGTGACATACCCTCCATAAACAGCAAGCGGTCCCCCTTCTCAAACCCCTGGAATGAGCCATCTTCTGATCGCTTAAACGATATGCTGATGCCGAGAGCTCGCGCAATATCGATATAGTTTCCAAAGTTCATTACCTGATCACGACGTAACCCTAATTGTTGAAACGCCATTGAGTGAAGTGTCCTGAAGTGCGGTAAGTCATTCTGATTTAGATTGAACTTATCCATTGCACGTCGCACTGCAACATCAGCCGCTTTCTTTGTGAATGATAGGAAGCAAATTTCATTTGCAGGTATTCCAGCAGCAAGGAATTCGTCCACTATCTTAAGAAGCTTAGTCGTTTTACCTGTTCCTGGCGGACCAAGGATGATATGTGTTGTATCTGAGTTCATTGGAATGGTTCTGCTAATTCTTGATTTGGTTGAGTTAACTTTTCATCTACTTGAATAAATTCAGGAATGCTCCATAGGTTGACACCTTTACCCTTAATGTTGAGAAACTTGTGTTCACCTCCATTATTCTTAAGAGTCTTACATAGCCAACGCATGCCATCATACTTGAATCTCTGTCTTTCCAGAAACTGGATCAAGTCGCTAACTCTGAAATAATGGCGCCCATTGTTCGTCCAGGGCTTGCCTAGCAGTATCTCATCTGCGGTTTTAGCGACAACACGGCCTGTGCAGAATCTATCAACATGCTCCAACAATTGCCCTTGCGGAGACATATCATTCGATACTTCTATTATGGTAAGATTCTCCATTAGCTTACCTATTAACTCATTCCAGACGTCTCGCTTAGGAACAGACGGCATTGTGTTGAGATACTCCATGCACATAAGTTGGAACTTACGTGGATCTTGCAATTGATCAGTGGTTAGCTCGACTCGCTTATCGCCTTCGATATCGAGGAACCACACAGCTGGAGTTGTATTGAGCTTAGTCAGAGTTCCTAGGACTGGCAACCCCTGAGATTGCCCAACACCAAATTTACATGCGCGGCACTTGTTAGCATTGCAATGCGCTTGAATCGGCGCTTGCTGACATGAATAGTTGTAATCTTTTTTCTTCATGGACTTAATCACGCCCATAACTTCTACTGGTTCTAACGGCGGATCCATAAATTTCAGATTGTAATCTACAAGCATCTTCTCCCAACCATCAGGGCTAACTTTCATGCAATAAACACCAATGTTAAACAGCCCGTTATTCCTAGTGCCGCTGGGAAACCCTTGGGCGCACAGCACTTGCAGACACGGTGGTCCACCAGGGAGGGGTTCGCTAGACTTAGCTCCCCATGTATTTAACTGGTCGCTGGTTATTCTGCGACTATTGGCAAACGCTATGAACTCTAAAATAGCTAGCATTCGACCCTCATTGCTGTAGGCGAATCTAGTGGACTTCTCAGCATCGAAATACGGCATGTTGATCCACTGGCCAAGATCACCGCGTTCCACTAGGATTTGTGTTTGCTTTGGAAAGATTTCAGACGTTCCGTATCCTAATAGTCCTGCCATTTCGCGCAATCTAGTTTGGACGATCTTGGCTGACGTCCATTCGCTCATAAATATGTAGCAGTGCGCCCCACCTGACTTAGATCGACATACTACTAAAGGCATTTTAAGCTTCTCTATCTTAGCGATAAGTGCTTGGTGATCAAAGCCATCATAGCTATCAATATCTATTGCCCCGAATTTCACCTTGCTTTCAGCGTTGATAGGTATTACACCAAGACCAATCATCCCACGTAAATGAAACTCCCACAACTTATCAGTTATGGGATTCTTAACTGTTTTTGCTTGACCTACATTTTTCTCACCCACGACTCCATTGACGTCACTTAAGATATAAGTTCCGTATGCATCTGGATAGCCCTCGAAGAGGGACATTATTTGTGAGAGTTCTGAGGCCATTGATAATAAGAAAGCTCACCACCTGTAAGATGGTGAGCTATTAACGAACTGGATTGCTTAGATGTCTTCGTCGCTTTCAGTTGTAGCGGAAGCAGCCAAACGGGCTTGACCTGACTTGATTTGCGCAACAACCTCGCGCGCTTGATTGATAAGCACGGGATCATCGATCCGACCACCCATTTCCACCTTCCAACCATACCACGAACCCTGGTCGTTGGACTCAGGAATGGCAGAGAGGTTGTAATAGTGGGAAAACAGTGGAGGATTGAACTTGCCATTCGGACCATCGAACTTGATCGATGTGGCGATGCTCAACCAAGCGCGCGCTTTCTTGAGCTGAGTCGAGGTCATGCTCAGAACCACACGTGTGTATTCTTCGCCCTCGATAACGAACCCAAAGAAATACGCGGTTGTAACCACGATATTTTTGTTAGGAAGAATGTCTTGGCCGCGGTCATTCTTCGTGGTCTTGTTCAAGATGCTTGAGTCTGCGTGAGACGCGATGATACCGCCACCCTGATCACGCGGTGTCCACTCAACGTAGAGTTTCTGATAGGAGCATGGAACGAATCGCACTTTATCAAAAGCTACATCTGGATTGAGGATTTTGCGCGACAGGGAGTTGATCATGTGTCCCGGTTGGGCTCCGGGAATACCTTTGGTAAGGTGATCCTTGTGAGTCTTCTTGACTTCTGGTGACAGATCCTGAAGTAACATCAGGAACGGAATTGAGAGATCGTCAGACTTGACGTTCTCCATGCCTGCACCAGCATCCCCACTGTAGTCGTAAGGGACAATAGCATCAGGTGTTTTTGGTGTTTCTTTCTTAGCCATGGTATTATTATTTGATGGTGATTTTGTTGCCGATAAATACGCCGAACATTTCTTGTGGGAGGTTGCTGCCAGCCTCGATTTGTTCCTTAACAAACGATTTGAGAGTCATCGAATGAACCGATGTTTTGGCGGTAAATACACCTGGAACCATGGATTGCAGCTTTTCCATGATTTCGCGAACCTTCTCATCTTCACCCTTACCGAAGGAACCTTCAACCTTATTCTTGATGAGAGAATCGTGACCATTATCACGAAGCCACTTGAAAGCAGCTTCTTGAAGTTCCGGCTTGATTGACGCTGAATAGAACTTCTTCATAGTCAGCTTCTCACCAGTAGTAAGCTTGATTTGTTCCATGCCGAGCTCCATCATGATGTCGGGCATTTCTTTTTCGGTAACTACCTGAAGGCGCTGTTTCATGGCGCTTAAGTTATTTTCAAGCTCTTCGATGTTAATCGAAAGCTCACGTGCTTCCTTAGCAAATGTGCTAAGTGTCTGAAGCTTTTCCTGTGGGATAGCTTCGAAGTCTGATGTTTCTGTCATATGGTTATATGGTTATGGTTTCTTGTTGATAGCAATAATCCTCACGGATCCATCGCAAAAAGTTAACACGACCCTCACTATAGTGGAACGCCATGTGTGTAGCAATACCAATTAAAATTGGATCGCCAATAAGTAAAATATGATCGTTATCTGTAATTCCAGATAGTTTTTCACTTAGTTGCTCAGCACAGTAGTCATACCCACGATCAATATCTTTCTTAAACAATAAAACCCTAAGTTTACCGAAGCGTTCTGCAGGTAATATGTTTTTATCGCTAGGGTCTTGAACTACGAATACGTTTGCCATGTTATTGATTATGTTAGTATAGTATATAGCGTTGTTAAAACGGGACAATCAAATGTGAGACTTGTTTGCCTTTATCAGTAAATCTAGGTTCAAGTTCCTCCGCTTGTCGCACAGTAACTGAGTAGAAACAATCGACATATATTTACCATCTAGCTTAGTTATTAGCCCGGAACCTTTCCATATCCACAAATGATCTGAAGCTTCATTCAGCGAAAAGACAAATACTGATCCACCTGCAGCTGATCTGCGCTGAATCCACGCGCCCTGATATGGACGTAACAGGGTCTTAAAGCTGGGGGTCATTATCTTAGTCTCTATCCAAAACTCAAAGCCCTGATAACATACATTGATGTCTGGAACACCGCTGCCGGTGCTTGTTTCAATGCGCTGCACATCTGCATCTCGTAGAAAGTTACTAACCACCCATTTACTGAACTTTGCTTCTGGAGTCATTTCCACGCCTCCAGGTATTCCAATTCAGCGACAATAGGAACGGTCATATCCACACACGTTTCCATATTATGTTTTAACCGCAAAGCATACCTCATATCTGGGACTGAGTGGTCTAACTCATCGTGAACAGTAAGATGAGCAACAGCACCAAGATCCTCGTAATTCTTAATGATTGCCATCTTAGTCATATCACCTGCACTCCCCTGGATTAGTCGATTGAGCGCTTTATGGGTGAATGCCCTTTCCAGGGGAGCTTCAGGCCAGTGGGTCTGTGCTTTTTCGTATCCTTTTACGGGAACATCATAGCGGCGACTCCAACACTTCTTTTCATTGTCCCATGTGGATTTACGAACCCAAAAATCAAAGTGACATAGTCTGCCTCCAATAGTCCTGATCTTTCCTGTCCGCTGAACCTGTTTCATACATTTTTCAGCAAGTTGCGCAACATATGGGTTACGCTCGTCGAATTTTTCTAGGATTAGCGCAGCTGCTTCCAACGTTCTGTTTAAGTCTTCAGCCAGTTTTACTTTGCCCATGCCGTAACTTCGACCGAGGTAAATAGTCTTTGCGTCTTTGCGCACAACCTCAGCTACTTCTGCAATATATTTATAGAAGTCTGTGGTAGGTTCTTTAACCCATACTTGACGCGCAACATCCGCTCCAACGAACTTACACAAGTAAGCATAATGGACAAGGATTCTTGGCTCTTGTTGAGAATAATCGAGTTTGGCCCACTTACATCCATCATCTGGAATGAATAGACCTCGTATAAGTGGTGCAAGGTCTGGATCACGCGCAGGAACTTGCTGAAGATTGGGTTTTGTTGAACTGAAACGTCCACCGCGCACCCCGTCTTCGTCGCCCTTAAGTTGATGAAACTGGCAATGCACTCTTCCGTTGATGTGATTGCTAAGTATGAGACCCTCGACAAACCTAGAACGAAGACTATCATAGCGTCTAAGCTGTCTGAGACTTTTGAGGAAGGGGTGAGTTGCGTGGTCTAGGACTGATTGCTCAAACGATGGATTACCCTTATCTGTTCTAGCATACGGTATTTTAAGGCGATCGCATACTACTGCAATGTCTTTGGCAGACCAGGGGTCGATATCAGTGCCATACGTTTGAATAATTTGGTAGCGGATTTCAGCTTCTTTATTGTTCCACGTAGTTGAGAGAGCTTCTGCTTTTTCGAGATCGACTTTGACACCTTTTTTGCGCATTTCCCACACGATTGGGGTAAGTTTGCACTCCATGTCGTAAACCCTCGTGAGGTCTTCAGCTTCAAGCAGCGGGTTTTGTTTTGCATGAATTAAAAGCGGGTTGATTGCATCGACTTCTGCGTATGGGCCAACGTATTTACTATGGAGTTTCCACATTTCCCCTTTCCCGGTAAGATTAAAGGCTGTGCATGCTTCTGCGAGCAGTGTTTGAGCTTTTCCAATGCCGAGATACTTTCTTGAAATAGCATCAAGTGAATACCCGGTCTCCGACTCCTCATCAAGTAGCGCTTCAGCATGGGCGATATCATGGATTCGTCCTTTAACCTCGATTCCTAATGAGTGCAGCCATTCAATATCATATAATGTCTCGCAACCGATCTTGTCGTTATTCGTAGATGCAAGGATACTTTTGGCAAATGGGATAGCAACTCCACTCCTATCGAGGTTTCCGCCGGCAAGGTGCTGTATTGGAAGATAGATTGACCCAACGATTCCCTGCTCATCCATGGCTCCGAGGGAAATTCCAACACAATAACCATCTCGTCTGAATGAACCCGGACCTTTAGATCGAAGATTGGGATCGCGTGTTTCTGTGTCGAAGCCAATTTGCTTTGCGTTAGTAGCCAAGTTTGCAAATCGTTGCAAATCGTCGCTATTAGGCGGGCTCCAGGTCGAAGGTGGTTCGAACAGGATTCCATTGAGATCGTTTCCTTGACCCATTCCCTTTTTGCATCTTGTAGCCATAGTGTTTTTGATTCGTTATGTGGGTATTCATCTAAGAAGACAATTCGAGAACAAGCTGTATTGAGGAGCAGTTTGACGCAGTGTATGCACGGGCTAGTCGTAGTATAGCACGTGTGAATCCTATCAACGTCCCTACATTGCATAATGGCATTCGCTTCAGCATGAATTGCGACACATTGGTCGAGACCCGTGCCAGAAGACATTCGAAATCCTGGGCAGGGAGTTTGTGCATTGCAATGCTCAAAACCACGTGGACCACCATTATATCCTGTTGCCAAAACTCGCCGATCTTTATCGACAAGAATACATCCCACTTGCCGTCGCCCACAGGTTCCGCGAGTAGATGTAATCCGCGCGAGCCGCAGGAAGTAATGATCGATGGATTCACGTTGCATTTTGATCCAATTCTGACAAAAAGCCAGTGTTTATTAAACTCCTATTGTCACGCAGAGCAACAAGGTGTTTCATTAGGGACATCGGGTTATTATAGTCTGATAGAGTTAATGGGTTATATGACCAAGATTGTCCATCCTGTAGACAGATACGTGCTTTATCTATGTTGTGATCGTAAAGATGCTGAGAACCGGCGTTAAGATACAGAGTTCCTAGTTCTAGCAGATCCATTGCAGGATAGGTTCTTTCTAAATACTGATTGACTCTGATGCCAACCTCCATGGTAATCATGGTAAAGTTAAAGACATCGTAGACCCAACCAAGCCACAGATCGCTGCTCCGCATATTAGCAACACAGTTAATCTTACCATTACGAATCAGGAACTGCAGAGTTAACGTGCAAGGAATATCTTTCGATTTCCTTGGACTTTCGCGCCAAATGGATATAACTGCTTGGCGTGATGGGGGATCCTCAATAAGTGTGTCGATGACGTATCGTAACTGCTCAGTAACCCTCGGCCCATATGCACCCTGGAATCGATATCCGTCATCTGAAAAGTCTGCAATATGCTTCGCGTAGGGCGCAATGGATTCCACGCGGTTGTCGCCCGAAAGAATCCACACAGCTTCGGCAAGAAGAAATTTGTATCCCATCTTGCGGTGACTATTCGTGACCACAGGATACCGCATATCCACAATACTTTGATGAGATAAGAGTTCAAGTGTTCCTTTTCCGCGCGGGCTATGCTTTTCACCCTTTAATAAAAGGTAATTAAGATTAGCATGCCAAGCTTCGTTAGCAGGTAGAGCAAAGTTCATGGTGTTTGGTTCTAATTAGTGAGGTGAAATCCCGTAGGTTATTACCCCACTTTGGAATAGAATAATCGATCCAGTTATTATTTAATGCGCGGTAATTCTTATAGAAAGTTTGATAGCCGTTACAAACCTTCGTAAAAGAATCATCATCGTATGGGTGATCTGGGTCTTCTTCTTTGCGATGACGTATGACAACATCATCGTGCCAACACAGAATATAGATTCCATTCATCGCATTTATCTGATCGGAGAGATGCTTGTGATTGAAATCCTTCACTGTTTCAGGACGAAACACTTGGCCGTAAATCATTTCACTTGGCCAATGACGATCGATAATAACCGCGCGATCAATTTCGTTAATGTTTACTTTGGCGTTATCAAGCGTATTTTGCTGATAATCCTGCATAGCGGCGACTAGGGTTCTCGATGCAGTGAGATGCCAAAAGACACCATCAAGCTCCTTCGCAAGATATTTACCTAGCGTGGTCTTACCTACGCAATCAGGTCCTTCAAGGATAATTAGTGGTGCGTGCATATGAGGAATCATTTATTCGATTTGGTTTACGAGATCAGTGAGATACGGCGGAGTCCAACCCCTCGGTTTCGTGATATCCAGGGAGCTGCCGCGTTTTGACATTGATTGCCGCCCTGTGCGCTCCTTTTTCATGTTCGCTTCTTGAACGCGCTGCCAACCACGCTGGAATGGAAACCCCTGGAGATATGCAGTTCCGAGAGCAACATAGACCAAATCGATAAGAGCGTCGAATTGCTTCTCAAGGTCATCGTGCTTTACCCCCTCAATAAATTCATCAAGTTCTTCTTGCAAGAACTTAATGCGGAAGTCAGCCATTTCGGGAGTCATGTTCCTTGGACCTCCGTTGTATGGTAAACCAAACTTCTCGTGAAAGTCCTTAATGTCGATCATATATTGATCGGGAGCAATCTTTGGGGCGGCAATGACCTTACAAAGTAAGGCCATCATCTCCACCTGAAGGCCAGCTGCCGACAATCCAGGCTTTGACGCAATGCTTTTAATGGCGTTGTCGATTTGATCGTATGTCATCGTTGCATCTCCTTCCACTTTTCACTTGATCCCCATTGGAAATCAAGTTCGCTGAGTGGCTTGAACTTATTTGATTTACCTTTTTTTAGTTGCCATAGACAATTTCTGGAATACTGTGGATAAAATGGCGCAAACACACAGCTCAGGAAGTTCACATCGTAATAAGCACGGAGATCTTCAAATGCTTCGCGATGTCCAGGGGCTAGGTATGGTTCATACTCCCGGATAGATGCAAAGGTGCCGAAGACATCGACGATCTCGAAACCACTCTCCTCGATCACAGCGCCGAGTGCCTCATAACGCATCTCATTGACGTGGTTAGCTGCGCATGAAACCACATCCCAGCACGGAGTGGAAATGAATGCCATTCCATTTGGCTTAAGGATAGTGCGAATGCCATCAAGCATCTCAAGCATATGTTTTGGCTCAACATGCTCGAGAACTTCGAAGGAAGTGACAAAGTCTGCAAATTCCATAGGCTGATTGTCCACCCATTTCACGAAGTCTGTTCGTTCGTAGAACTCAACCGGGAACTTGCCTGAGTGGAAGACGTCACGTGTTTCTTGTGGGATTGGACCATAGTCGATTCCAATATAACGCGCGGGAATAAGTCGACTGGAATACAACGTCTTTCCCATAGGCGTTTCGCGGCCACAACCTACATCCACGATAGTAGCTCCTTCGTATGCTTTTCCTTTGGTTAGGATTTTAATAACATGAGACCAACGCATACAATGTGCGATATAGTCTCTGTGAATGAATCCCCGCTCTTCAGCATTATCGAGAGAGAGAAACGTTGTATCAACTGACTTTCCACGTTCGTTCATAATGAGTATAGTTAATAATATATCGGAGAATAACTTAAGTAAACAATGAAATTGCCTTGCGTTGCGCCTCAGACAATTCCACGGCTTCGGCGTAAGTGACTGCCAGTGTTCGGCTTAAAATATGTGGCGTGCATTTCTTCAATGCGCTTGAGGTCTTCCTCCATTACGTCGGCCAATTGCTCCACCGGAAGGGCCTCCCATTCGCCTCGAAGAACGGAGATATAAAAGCGTATCCTGCCGCAGAGGTGCGCATGACCGATGTTGAGTCCGATGATTGCCTTGCCTGCTTGGTCGGCGATGGTCTCGATGTTGTCGGCTATACTGAAAGCCGAACAATCGCCACAGCCAACACCCGACATTGCGAGTTGTTCGTTTATTTTAGCCACGCTCGCGGCTCTCTGTTTTTCGCCAGCTTCGATGATGTCGACATATTTTTCTCCAGCGGTGTCTTTATATGGTTTCATAGTTTTGGTTTTACGCTCGTGGGCGTAGCTGAGCTGAAACATTAGCCAAGGTCTGGAAGATACTTTATATTGAGCGGGTGTTTTAATGGGAATCGGTGGTGTAGTGATTCACGATGCCTTTTTTCGGCGCGCTCTATTAAGCGTGCCATATTTAGCTTGCGACTATACTGAGCGTGCGATGCCTTTTCGGACTCCGGTTTTGGTTTTATGTGTGTTTTCATAGAAAAAGAATGGCTAACAAGGCCGTCACAGGCCAACGTCCTTCGGACGTCCATAGAAGCTGTCGATGATTTTTCCGTTGCCGAATTTCACCACGCCGATGGCGACGATGACCGAGCCCGGCTTCTGGCCGAGCGTTTCTAGATCTAGCATTACTTGTATTTTCATGAGTTAAACTCAAAGGCTGCCTGTTCGCGGATTTCCTCTTTAGAGATTCGAATCGTGAGTTTCATTGCAGCGTCTTGGTTCCTTATAACTAGCCCTCACAGTAAATCTCCCTCAGCTCGGAAACCGACAAATATCGGGAACCGTGGTTTGTCATGAACTCCATGTGGCTGATAACGATACGTGACCGTCCTGCCGATGAGCGACTCGCGCGTTTCCCATAAACTCTGACGCTGTGAGTCGTTGAATCCGGAGCCGATATTGAATGATACGTTGGAACTAAGATCTCGGACCTCAATTCCACCAAGGGTTCCAGTGGGAACCATATTTTCTTGATGTGAGCTTCGTTCGAGGGCTCCTGTAATAGATCTCTCGGCAGTATTATTGTTATGGAGTCTCTCATAAAACCCTGTGATCACAGCTTCGGAATCTAGGAAACGTTTGATCTTCAAGAGATACTGTTCCTTGAGTGTGGACCTTCCGAACTTATATGGCGAATCCGGTGTTCTGATCATGGCCCCTTCATAGCCATCGAGAAGACATGCGGCTTCATATGCCATAAGCTCTTCAACATTGTGAACCATGATCGGCATTAGCTTTACGCAGAATTCAGGGAGTGGAGTCTCTTCTAGTTGCCTGAGTCGCTTCCAGTAGGCCATTTGTGTGCCGCATTCATGAATATAGTTGTGGCCGTAGTCAAAAACGATATAGCGAAACTCTGGGAATCCATCATGTGAACTTACATTGGATTGGATGTCATTGAAGTTATCGCTGATCCACTTTCCGTCAACCATTCTGCCGGTCATAAGCTCACCATCTAATCCAGGAATACAGGACTGTTCTAGCTTGGTCCTAATCCATTGATTAGGTATCATATTTAACCTCCTGGTCACACCTAATGACTTTATGGATGCGGAGGGAATGACCCGATTGTCAAAGTTAGGTTCAAGAGTCAGACACCTAAACCCATCCAGTTTCGGTGTTGCTAAGACTGGGTATCTTAGTAACGACAGGTCTCCAGCTTTAGCTGCGAGCATTGGCTGCATCGGGCGCTTCATAGGAATAATTTGCTGTATGTTCAAGGCAGCAGGTTTTGCTCACGAGAAGACTTGATGTAGTTTTCCAGTGACTTGATGATAGAAGGCTCAAGGACAATAGTATTATCCGCCTGATCTGGTTCGTGATGTCCCGTAGTAAGAATCAGAGATCTTGAATCATCTACGTGAGTGTATACTCCGTCTCCAATATATTGTAGGTTATGCATAAGTTATAGGTAGCTCACCAAACATGACTAGGACAACCCGCCAAGGTTATCGGTAGCAATTACAGTCGTCGTAAACGTGTATTGCCGAATGGTGAGCTACATGTAACTGATAAGGAAAGGTGGGAGTATCTGCATCCTTGCGGATTATGATTTCAACCGTTTAATAGCACAATTGGCACCGTTGCACTGGAGTCTTCTTATGATATAGTAGATTGCTACGTCATATGCTCGGCTTCTCAGCCCCGTAAATCGGCAGTCCCGTGGCAAGTTCTCTGAAGAGCGCTTCTTAATCCATGGAGCGGGCCGCCAATAGGACATCATCGTCCCGCGCGCCAGGGTTGGGCTAGCATGGTGTGCCATTCCAACCCCACCTGAATTGTTAAAGAACATCGCTAATAAGACCTCTTCGTTCATCTCTGCGAAGAGGTCTTATTAGCGCCGCATCAAAGTTACTATGGCTAAGATGCGGAACTAATGGTGCCGGTCTAGACGATTACTCGACTTCGGTAATCGTGATGTAGCCAGCCTCAACGAGAGTCTTCTGATAATAAGTCAGAATGCGACCTTCAGGCTGACGAGTCTGAAGCTTGCCAATGAGGGCTTTGACAAGCTCCTCACGGTTGGCGGACTTCAAGTTCTCCATCACGTTGACGATAACCCGCGCCTGAGGAGCGAGTTTGCCGTCCTTATCAACCTGCTTCACAAATGTGAAGACGTCAGGTTTCTTGACGGGCTTGGGGGCAGCTGCAGGAGCAGCGGCGGTTGGTGCGGTAGCAGCAGACGCAGCAGCGGCGGCTTCTGGAGCTTTGTTGGTTTCTTTCTTGGCCATGGTATTGGTTCCTCGATTGTTGTTGTGCCGGGATTGGCGTGAGAGTAACATAGTATAGCAAGTTAGATCAAAAAGATACTGTTAGTTTGCAGGGAATTACTTTTCAAGCAAGATGCAGCTTCTTGAGAATCTTCATAACTGGAAGAAACAGATGCCGCCAACGAGAATTGACCTTAAACGATCCTACCAATGTAGGCATTTCAGCAGTTAAAACGCGAACTTTGGTGAATCCGTCCCAAAAAACTACATTCTGAAGTCGAACATTCTTGGTCGGAGCATTGCTTTGATCGGACCAGTTGCCAAGATCGAAGTCAGTTTCCTTACCGTGGTTCAAAATGCGATTGAACAAAATATCGATTTTAGACGATCCGCCTTTAATTGTGGCTATAAAGTTACCTCCGGAATCTAAGTCGCCGGCAAGAATCCTGATGTTGTGACTGTGATTGATGTCAATGCAATCTTCATAGCCTCCTTTAATACACCCGTTAACGATGATAGTTAAATCCACTACACCGCTAATTTTGAGCGTATCAGCGATGTCGTCGAAGGCAGGTGGAATAAGGTCTCCGTTAATAACGACTTGGCGAATTTTTCCGTCGTTTGAGGTAAAGAGAAGTTCGCTTTCTCCGTTCCATAAAATACGCCGATAAATAGTTCCAAGACCATCGCCATAGAACGTATAGTGCTGCTTGTCGATTTTTGAGCTCATAAAGTTTTCCGTAAGATCTGTTCTTCAGTAATGTGTGTGGGATTAAAGCCAAGACTCTTCACGATGTTGATAAAGTCAATAGGATTACCACGTAACCCGAGAGACCATGCAGGCAATAGAAAGAAGAGTGTTCTACTATTTGGGATAAGTCCTGTAATATCTTCGCCGCTGCTAACACGATGGACCTTGGATCTCGGCATATGATAATTCGAAACGAAAACATCCAATTGATTCTGCGTATGCGCAGCAATATAAATGTGATCAAATGCCGACCAAAGGATAGAATCAACGCCTATCCCCTGGCGAATCGCCTTACCGAAATCACCCCCGGTTACTGATGACCAGGGATATGGCTTTGGAGCATTAGACATGCTTCTTGATTGTGTTGAGTATGATTCTTTCGAACTCCGCGTGAGTTATGTCGCGACCGAGCCGCTCTTCAAGCATGGTTAAAACGCGGCCTTGCATTGAAGATGGCAGGTCACCATCGCGAGGATCAATTGCGTTAATCTCCTCTATGTTGAGAGTGGCGTCGTTGATAGTATCAGAGTTCATATAACAGGTTATTGGGTTATGATTGCAATTGTGAGATAGTATTACGGATTAGAGAGGCGGGGAATTGATCTGTTGCGGTGTTATGCAGCGATGTCGTGCTGCATATCCCAAGCTTGCGCAGGAAACCTCATGATGAGATCATCTTGGAGCTCGGTGACAAGAAACGGGTTAATGAGGTGGCAGTGAATGATCTGGAGACCAGAAGCGTGGCGCAAATTAGCGTTCACACCGTGACGAAGGCAGAATGTCAGGATTGAGGCAGCGACATTCGGAGCTCTGCATGTTATGGTAGTATTCATAGGCAAAATAGACCCGCCCTGCGTTTTCTGCAGAGAAGGTCGATTTGCTCAGATCAAGCGGATATATCCGCCTTTGATCAATTCAGGACGATAGTATTGGAAGATTCGCCAGGGGTTTTGACGGGTCTTAAGGCGCAACTGCTCCTTTTCGACATATGCCTGGAATGCCTTCTCGCTGATGGTGTAGACGCCACGTTCCTCGACGGGAGTCTTGGAATACGTTTCGTCTGCCGCCGCGCACTCCGTGAAGAATGTGAGGCACGTCCGAACTTGAGGAGGCATTTTCTGATCGGCAGGAATTTCGCTCTTGATGAGCTCGTAACTGCGATTCAGCATCTTCTCCGAGACTTTGCGCGTCCCAGAGGCAGCAGGAGAGGCAAGACGGTTATTAGCGGTCTTGCAGAGCTGCATCCAAACCTTGACCTGCCATTCGAGGAGATCCGCTTCGTCGGCTTTGGTGTGAGCTTCGCCGCCGAATGCCAGGGAGTGGAGCTTCGTTACTTCCACGGCGTCAGTAGACGCGGTGAATGCTTTGAAGTTATCGTAAACCTTGGCAGGATTAACGATCGCCACGGTTGCAGCAGGATTGCTGAACAGATAGGTGAGACCGTCATTCCCGATGACAAGAGAACGCTCATAATTGAGCTTTTGCTCAGATGTCAGGGTTTGGCTGTATGCTGCTTTCGGATTGACTTTCTTGTTGTTTTTGCTCATGGTATTTAATGCCATTGGTTAATGGCGGTTATGGAGTTATGGTTGACTAACTGGGAGATAATAGATCCGTAGGTGTTGAGTTACTTCGCAAGCGCTTCTCGCACAGCTTTATACCATGCTTGAAGTTCTTTTCAAGTTGAAGTCGAACTCGTTCCTGTGATTGTATCTGTAGTTTATTTTCCATAAAGTGAACTACGGATCTATTAACTCCCGGCTAATCTTCCAATTACCAGAGTCCTGAAAGCTGAACTGTAAAAGAACCAGATCTAATATCACGCGGATACTTATTGCATAGACGCGTTACTTTAAGAACTGAGTTGCGAGGAGAATGATTCATAAGATCTTCTTGCTCTCAACTTTCCAAACTCTACTATATTTATGGAAAAAGTAAATAAAAATCTTTTTGGTATGTGCAGAATTTTTGTAAACAGTTGATCGCAAGTGAGTTACAAACGCATTTATTTTTTGTATCTAGTTTTTGGATACACGGAAATTAGATGGAAATTCAAAAAGTATATTACTGCATGATCATATAATTATGTAGTAATATTACAGTAATATAAGACACGCATCATTACATATTGATATGATGATATGTGCTGAGGTATCAATGCTTATTGATATGATGATATGAGCTTGGTGATATATCAACGTATCCGTATATAATGGAGGATGATGCTTGGATTACTTTCCAAAGTCCTTTCACATTGAACCATCCACCAAGAAACATTTCAGCGTTGAACCAATATCCAAGATTCTTGGTAATCGATACTGAGATTCGATCTCAAGAACCTCGATACTGAGTCTCGATCTCAAGAACCTTGGTTCTTTGACCTGGGCCCCAGAGGGGAAAACCTTGATGCAAAGTGTAGAGCACCTCGTCAGCCGACCTCTCGGAGATTTCCATGGAGCTCACGGATAGGCCTTTCACACGGCTGCCACATTTCCAAGCAACTGGCATAAATTATCGTGAATCGACCTCCATACATCAAGCACACTCATCCGCCTAGGTAAGGTCCAGGGATTGACTTTCGTTATTAAGGAGGTAAATATCTCAGTGTATATTAGATCTGATGCTGAATTACGATTTATTATTGGATGTATTGGATTGATTTTCTTTAGTTAATATGAGATTTATCAGTCTGTCTTAAAGATCTCTGCTGTTATTGGCAATATTAGATCTAGAGTTTTAAAACCATTGCATAATTATACACAAAACAAAAAAGGAAATAATTTGATAATAATCATAATAATTCTAATAGCTCATATACACTATAGACAAATTTGTATTAAGAAGTTATTGACATATTACCAAGTTAATATACTTAAGTGCATGATCTACGACAAACATAAACCCCTGTCTCCCTCTGATATAAGATCCACACAGGAAAGTGAAAAATGTGCAAAAACACAGTTTACTTACTAATAATTACGCTATACTATCTTCTTATATCTAACGCCAATAACCAATGAAACAATTCAGCAGACAATTCAGAGAGTGCGAGGCAGCTGGACTAGTGCTTCAAGCACCGCTAACTAACCTCCCCGAGCCAGTAACCATCCACTCTTTCTATACGCGTAACCCAATCACAGGTATGCGAGGCGATTATGTTGTGTGCAATCACCTTGAAACACAGGCGGTTGTTAAAGCCGCTACAATCAATATGTGCGGAACATTCAAAGACTCTGGACCGTGCGGTCCATGCAACATGCATTGTGTGAAACACAGACGCTCACTCTAATGGGACGCATAACTAACTATAAGATCAAGCGCCTGCCTTTTGGATCAGGTGCAGTTCCAGGCCCGGTGGTAAACAACCCCGGCACAGAGGCGACGCAGATGCCTCCCTCATGCGTGGTGCCCAAGGATATTATGTTGCCGCCAGGGCAGCGCATAGCGACCACGATGGAGATTCGCTCTCAGATAGCAGATATCATGAATCGTAGGGATTACCATCCAATCAGGGAGCTGGTAGAGATGGTGCAGGCCACACGACAGATGAGAGACGAAACCGGCAAACCCCTGGTTGACGAGAATGGGCGACCGAGGATGGAGCACGTGTATGACGCAGAGTTTAGAAAAGCGATCCACGCAGAGTTGGCTCCTTACATTGCTCCTAAGTTGAAGGCTGTCGATATGCAGATTGGCCAGCAAGGGGAGATCAGTATTCAAATCGTGCGGTTTAGCGACACGCGAAAGAATGACCCGAAACAGGTTAACGATAGAGTTGTTGACGTCTAATGCCATCCATTCAAATACCTTTTCAGTGGGAGCCGAGAAATTACCAAGAGTCGCTGTGGGATTATCTGGAGAACGGTGGGAAGCGAGCTGTTGCAGTATGGCACCGTCGCGCAGGTAAGGATCTGTTTGGTATCAACTGGTGCGCAACCGCCATGGTCCAACGTCCTGGACTATATTGGCACCTATTCCCCACATATAACCAAGGAAGGAAGATTGCTTGGGATGGGTTCACAAAGACAGGACGACCGTTTCTAGATCATTTCCCGCCAGACATTGTGGAAAGTAAGAATGGCACAGATATGCGAGTGACGTTAAAGACAGGCGGGATTTACCAAGTGGTTGGCACCGAGGATCCAGATCGATTAGTAGGTGCCAATCCAGTAGGGTGCATTTTCTCAGAGTATTCGTTACAAGATCCTAGGGCGTGGGACATCATTCGCCCTATCTTGGCAGAGAATGACGGATGGGCAATCTTTATTTATACAGCACGTGGCAAGAACCATGGCTACCATCTCATGACGATGGCAAAAAAGAATCCTAAGTGGTTTTGCGAGATTCTTACTGCTGGGTCAGGGGAGCATGATACTAAGCGCCGTGATGGCACTCCAGTTATTAGTGATCAGGTTATTCAAGATGAGCGGGACGCTGGAATGCCAGAGGAATTGATTGCCCAAGAATTTAAATGTAGCTTCGAGGCGCCGGTTGTTGGTGCGTATTACGCTAAGCAGATGGCGGATATGTTGAGCGGGGGACGAATTTGCAACGTTCCTTACGATCCAAAACTCCCCGTTCATACTGCCTGGGACTTGGGTGTTGGCGATTCTACCACGATTATCTTCTACCAGGAGTATGGTTTTGAGAAGCGTATCATCGACTACTATGAACAGTCTGGAGAAGGATTGCCTCACTACGCGAAATACCTTGAAAAGCAACCATACGCATATGGACAACACAACGCCCCCTGGGATATCGCTGTTAGGGAATTAGGGACAGGAAAGACGCGACTTGAAACAGCAAGAGCCCTTGGCATTAAGTTTAATGTTGGCAAGCAGTTGTCTATTGACGATGGTATCGAAGGGGTTCGTAATATGCTCCCTACGTGCTGGATCGATCAGACGAAGTGCGAACGGTTGATTGAAGCTTTGCGTCAATACAGAAAGGAGTGGGATGAGAAGAATAAGTGCTATAAGGATAAACCGCTCCATGATTGGACGTCTCATGGCGCAGACGCTGCGCGAACTATGGCATGGACTATGAAGAAACGTAAGAAAGATAGTAAACCACCGCAAGATAAAGCAGATAATAGTTACGATATCCATGGATCTTGATGCAATCAGCAAGATGTATGCTTCTCAGCGCGCCAGACCAGGTGGGCGCGCAAATATCAGATCTTTCCCGGAAGATTTGTATTTACATCTCATATATGGGTATGCTATAGTTACGCCGACCTCGATTCTGCTTGGTCGCCCAATTTACCATCTTGCTCCATATGCTCATATCATCGACCCAAGCCATGTATTTACAAACCCCGATTGTTGGTTTGTATGGTTGGCTGTCGGTGCTACTCCTATGGAATTCATTTCCGCTACTCCATATCCACTACCTTACGTAGCGTGGGAGCGTCACAATCATTTTAGATTTTATGAATTTGCGAAACTTCAAGCACGAATTTCATTTTAAGGGAGGTGGCGGCACGCCTACAGTTATCCAGCAAGTTGCTCCCACTGCTCCCACTGCTCCCACTCCAGCTCCTCCAACTAAGGGAGATGCTGCGCACAATATCTCTCCTTACGGTCTTGCGCGGGCTAAGCGCCAAGGTCGTTCAGGTAGTATCCTTGCTCCGCGAGGAACTCTCGAAGATCAGATCACCTCACTTCTTGGTATTTCAGGTAAACTAGGTGGTTAATATGCAAAATCCTAAATCAGCTGCTATTTTATCGCGATATAATAAGCTTAAGTCGTCACGGTATAATTGGGACAGCCACTGGCAAGAACTTCGTGAGTTAGTTCGCGTTAATGCTAATTCATTTGGAGCATCGGATACCAATGGCGATCGTCGCACAGAAAAGATTTTTGACGGCACAGCGCCTTGGGCTTTAGAGCAGCTTGCTGCTGCATTATCGAGTTCACTCACTTCACCTACAGATCGGTGGATCAACATCGGGTTGTTCGGTATTGATGATGGTCGTTCTGGTTTGGATGATGAGCAGTTGGCGTGGCTTGAGCTTGTTACAGATCTTTTGTATCATGAATATTCTAATCCAGATGTTAATCTGTATCCAAATCTCAACGAGAACTACTTAGATCTAGGCGGACTAGGAACTACTGTGCTTTATCAGGATTATAACTGGGAGGAGAAGCATGTCTTCTTCAAGAGCTTCCCACTTGCTGATTGCTATATCGCTGAGAATGCTCGCGGGCGCATTGATACTCTTTACCGTAACACTAGGATGACCGTGCGGCAGATCAAGCAAGACTTCATTAAGCGAGATGATCGCATCCCCGCAAAGATTGCTGCAGAGCTTGATGAGGAAAAGACTTATACCGTTATACATGGGGTATACCCACGCACAGATCGCACGCCGGGGTTTGCGCCTAAAAATAAAGCTTTTGCATCTTGCTGGGTGGTGGAAGAACTCAAAGATGAGCCACCTCTTCGCGAGAGTGGGTTTGACGAGTTTCCATACCACGTTCCACGCTGGACGAAGCTCTCAGGTGAGGTATATGGGCGCGCACCCGCAATGACCTGTCTGCCTGACATTAAGATGATCAACACGATGTCACGCATCGTGATTGTCGCAGGGCAGAAACTTATTGATCCTCCATTGATCGTTCCTGATGACGGCTTCATACTGCCAATCAAGACCTCACCTGGGTCGCTCATTTTCAAGACCGCTGGTCAAGAGGATACCATCCAACCGCTTACCACTAATGGCCGTGTGGACATTGGACTGGAGCTAATGAACCAACGTCGTGAACAAATTATCAAAGCATTCTACGTTGATATGATCATTCGTCAAAAGAAGAATGAGCGCCAGACTTTAGGGGAGATCCAAGACGATCGCCAAGAGATGCTTCGCCAAATGGCTCCGATGCTTGGGCGCACACAGGTTGAATTGCTTAATCCAATGGTTATTCGCACATACAACCTTATGAATGCCGCGGGCCGTATTCCACCAGCGCCTGACAGTCTTACAGGTGAGCGCTTACGCGTATTCTATGTGAGTCCTGCAGCTAAGGCACAGTATGGTGGTAAAGCTACACAGGTCGCTCAATTCATGAACGACATCAATTTATATGCTAACGCGCACCCCGAGATTCTCGATATTATCGACACAGACGTCCTCGCTACAGAACTTGCGAAGTGGCGTGACATTAGTCGCCGTGTTGTTCGGTCGCCAGATGTGGTGGCAAAGATCCGAGATGATCGCCAGCGCGCCGCTCAATCACAACAAGCCGCAGCAACCGGCAAAGACCTCGGCACGGCAGCTAAGAACTTCGCACAAGCTCAACAAGCATTACAATGATTGGAATTCGAAATAAAGCTTCAGCTATTTTAGAGGTTCTTGGGGATCGTATACATCGCCAGGAAAACTATGTAGCTACTTTTACTTCTCCTCAAGGTCAGAAGGTTCTACAGCATCTATGCAAGGTAGGTCACGTAACTACATCTACTATGGTCCCGGGTGACACACATCTTACTTCATATAACGAAGGTAAGCGTGACTTAGTTCTAGCAATTTTACGGCAGGTGCACAAGGACCCATCTGCTTTAATCAAACAAATAGAGGAAGCCAGCAACCATGAATAAAACGCATCACAAACTATTCGACACCGTCCAAGGGGATGGTGCATCAGGTGGAGGCAACAATGCTCCAGCTACATATGATTTCAGGTCTACACTGCCTGAAGATATCCGCAACGAACCTGTCTTTGATTCGATCAAAGTTAAAGACGCAGCTGAGTTTCAAGCAACTTTGGCTAAGGGTTACGTTCATGCTCAAAAGACTATTGGCCAGGCTCGTTTGCCTGTTCCTCAGAAGGACTGGAAACCAGAGCAGTGGCAAGCTTTCAATAAGGCTTTGGGCGTTCCAGAGAAGCCTGAGGGCTATGAAACCCCGAAAGTTGAGCTTGCTAAGGGTCTGGAATTTGTTCCAGAAGCTCTTACCAAATACAAGACGCTTTTCCATGAGCTTGGTCTGCGTCCTGATCAAGCAGCAAAACTCCAGGAGTTTTACTTCAAAGATATCAATAGCGATTTTGTTGCTCGTGAGCAAACTAAGATCACAGCTCAGGAGGAAGGCATGCGTGCCCTGCAAACTGAGTTCGGTGACAAGACTGCTATGAAGATTGACATCGCCCAGGCTGTGTTGAAGAAGCATGGCTCAGAAGGTCTTCTCAAGACGATGATCGACAGTGGTCTTACTAACAATCCAGACATGGTCAAGTTTCTTGCGAATCTGGGAGAAGGTATGATGGATGACTCCGCTGGTGGCAATGGTGATGGTATTCCAGTTGGCGAGCGCACTGTTGCTACTCAGGAAATCGCGCGTCTCAAGTCCGACACTGAATTCCAGAAGCGCATGAACGACCGCTCAAACCCTGGACATCTTGAAGCTGTTCAAAAGTGGCTTGATCTCCACAAGGTTGCAGCTGGTCCTCAGAAATAATCCCGATACAGGATTGTTTACTTGTAACGCCCACCGAAGTATAGTGTGGGCGTTACAAGCCGAGGATATTGGGCAATCTGTTAAAGGATCCGATATCAGAGCTTGGGAGTAAGTAGCCTAACTACTATGGTTCGATCCGCGAGGACAATCGGCCGACATTCGTGAAACCTTAATTTAACTCCTTTATCCATGAGCTTTACTATCGATACTGCCTTAGTTAATAGCTATCGCAGCAACATTGAAATTCAGTTCCAGCAGAAAGGTTCTCGCCTTCGTCCATACGTTCGGCTTGAGTCTCAGAATGCTGAATTCGACTTCTATGATCGCATTGGTCCTACCGATGCTGTTGAAAACACCGGCCGCCACCAAGACACTCCTCTCGTAGGCACTGACCACGCACGTCGGCGTGTTGGTCTTCGTGACTTCGACTGGGCTGATCTTGTCGACAAGAAAGACAAGCTTCGCATGCTTGCTGATCCCACGTCGGCCTACACGCAAAACGCAGTTATGTCGATCGGTCGCAAGATGGACGATATTATCATTGAAGCTGCGTTCGGCACATCCTACTCCGGCAAGACTGGTAGCACTGCTGTTACGTTCCCAGCAGCGTCTGAAGTCGCTGTCGACTATGTGGAATCTGGTAGTGCTGTCAATTCCAATTTGACTATTGGCAAACTCCGCCGCGCTCGCTTCCTTCTCGACTCCACTGAGGCTGCTGAAGAGGGTGAGATGTTGGTTGCAGTGATCACTGCTTCACAGGTTCAGTCGTTGCTCCGCACGACCGAAGTTACGAGTGATGACTACAACACCGTCAAGGCGTTGGTCGCCGGTCAGATCGATACCTTCATGGGATTCAAATTCGTTCGCACTGAACGTCTTCCCAAAACAGGTAATATCCGTGAATGTATCTTCATGACTCAGCAAGGTATCGTCCTTGCGGTCGCGCAAGACGTTACGGTCGACGTCGGTCCTCGTCGCGATAAGCGGAATAGCACGCAGATTTACGTCTGCGCGTCATTTGGCTCCACGCGTATGTGGGAAGAAAAGGTTCTTCGCGTCAAATGTGACGAATCTGTCTAATGCGCTGTGGAACCAGCTATTACCACCCTCCTCTAATCCTACGATGAAAAATCCTCTCTCATTCCTTCGTTTGCTCGCGGTTCTTTTTGATCCGCTGTTCCTCACGCGTTTCTGCACGCTTTACGTGACCAACACCGATTCTACTCAGATGGCCACGATCAACAGTGCCAGCTTCGACCAGCTCAAGCCCAATGAGGCTCATGGGCGACTCCGCACGGCGTTCTTCTACTTCACTACCTTGGCTACTGGTGGTGCAGATGGAGACTCCTATAATCTCAACAAAATTCCGAAGGGTGCTCGTGTTTTACGGATTGAAACCGTGAATGAAGCCCTCGGCTCAAGTGTTGTTGCGAAAATAGGCATCACAAGCTCCCTGTCGAAGTATGGTTCGGCCGTCGACATGGCTGCGGCCGGCGCTGATCTCTTCTGTCAAACCGTGGCTACTCATGGCCTCGTGACGACTGCTGAAGAGACTCTGATCATGACGCTTACCGGCGCTGCTCCCGCAGCTTCAAAGATCGTTCAAGGTCACGTGACTTACGTCGTAGACTAAGTTTTGGTGCTGGTCCTCGAAAAGTCAGCCGTCATCCTTCATGGGTGACGGCTTTTTCGGTCAAGAACCATGGCATTAACAATCATAGAGATTTGTAACAGCGCTCTGATGAAGCTCGGAGCATCCTCTATATTATCGCTTGATGATGATACTACCGAGGCGAGAGCTTGTAAGCTCCGTTATGATGCCTGCAGACGTATTACACTCAGAACACACCCCTGGAACTTTGCTGTTGGTCGTGTAATTACAGCTCCAGACTCAGCTACGCCTGCGTTTGGGTATACATATGGACACACGCTTCCGTCTGATTGCCTTCGTGTTCTTGAGATAGATTCTCGTATTTTGTATCGCCTTGAGGGTAGAAAAATTCTTACTGATTCAGACGCAGTTGAACTTAAATATATCAAGGATGTTACTATTCCAACAACAATGGATGAGCTGTTCAGTGAAGCTTTAGCTTGTTACTTAGCTTGGGATATCTGCTATAAGATTACTCAGAAGACTGGATTGCGTCAAGAATTGTGGGCAGCTTACAAAGATGCTCTTAGAGCAGCTAAGACTACAGATGCTCAAGAAGAGCGTGATTACGAGCTTACTGCTGATGAGATTGTTGACTCCCGCGTATCAGGAACATCAATCGGCAGAGCAAATCGGTAATGCCAAGAGCTGTAACAGTTCAAACGAATTTTACTTCAGGTGAAATTAGCCCGCGATTAAAAGGTCGCGTAGATCTTACCAAGTATTTTAATGGCGCGCAACAACTTAAGAACTTTATAGTAAAGCCCCAGGGCGGTATTTTTGCTAGACCAGGAACTATTTTCTGCTGTGAGGTGAAAGATAGCTCGAAGACAACTATCCTAATAGAATTCGAGTATTCTGATATCCAGTCATTCATAATTGAAGCAGGCGCTGGGTATATGAGATTTATTAAGGACCATGAACGCCTTGAGGTGGCATCAGTTCCGGTGGAGGTTTCTACTCCATATACTGAGGACGAACTTCCGTATCTTCGGTTTGCTCAATCAGCTGATGTTCTATACATTGCTCATCCAGCGCATCCAACAATGCAGTTATCTAGATTATCAGATACTAACTGGTCGTTAGATGCCTATGAAAATGAAGATGGTCCGTATCTTCCACAAAATGCTACTGATAACACTATGCTAGTTAGCGGTGTTGTAGATAGAGCAAACCTAGCTAATTCAGTTGCAGAGTTCGCTGGTGGGGATGTAGGCAACTTTGTCGAGTTCAACCAACTAGGCGTTCCTGTTATCGCAGAAGTTATCGCTAACATCGATGCAAACAACAATACTGTCCGCCCAATAGAAAATATCATAGCTCCTGTAGATTCAACAGCCGTGGTTACAGAGGCAGCTGGAGTAGTAACTTCTACTGTAGCTATATTTTCAAATGATAACGTAGGGTCATATATTAAAGTAACTGGTAACTGGTATCTAATTTCAGGGTATACTGATACTACGCACGTTAGTGTCGGTTCAGCGTTATCAATGGTTGCAACTACCGGCGACTTAATACTCTCAGGGCGCTCCATTATAGCAGATGTGCTAGCATCGGAAAATACCTTTGTAGCTTCAGACGTTGGTCGTCATATGCGGTTCAATTTTTCTACAGAGCAGGTTTGGGGAATAATTGAAACATATATCAATGCAAAAGCAATTACAATCTCTCTGGATCGTAATGTTCCAGTAAAGCAATCAGATCCATCTACGCTGCGAGATGACGGTAAAACAGCCTTGTGGAGATTGGGTGCTTGGAGTGCTTCAACAGGATATCCGTCAACCGTTGCATTTCATGAAGAACGTCTTGTATTTGCAGCTACGCCATATCAACCACAAACATTTTGGATGTCCGTCTCTGGGGAATATAGCAATCATGCACCAACGAATAACCAATCTGCTGTTCTTGATAATAGTGCAATAAATGGCACGATCGCTTCAGGTAGGGTTAATGCTATCAAGTGGTTAAATTCAGGACCTACTCTCATTATTGGCACGTTTGGTGCAGAGTGGCAGGTTCGTGCGTCTAACCAAGGCACCGCAATCACTCCTACGAATATCTCAGTTGTTCAGCATACAACCTATGGTTCTGGCAATATCTCACCAATACGTATAGGTTCTGCTGTAGTATTCATACAACGTAATGGTAGAAAAGTGCGCGAATTGCAATATGACTATCAGTCTGATTCTTTGCAAGCTAAGGACATGACAATCGTAAATGAGCAGATCATACGTAAAGGAGGTAAAACTACATCGATGGCATATCAACAAGAGCCAAACAGCATAGTTTGGGTTGCTCTTACTGACGGGACGCTGGCTGGTATGACGTATGTGAAAGACCAGGAGGTTTATGCTTGGCATAATCATCAGATAGGTGGGACATATAATAATGGCCAAGCACAGGTCAGAAGCGTTGCAGTTATTTCTAATCTAGATGGCAATGAAGATGAACTGTATATGATTGTAAGACGCACAATCAACGGAATTACAAGGCAGTATATCGAATATCTTTCTTCTGAAGTTGATCCCACTGATGAGAACGATAAAGATAATCTAGATTTTGTCGACTGTGCAATACCATACTCAGGGGCGTCTGTTTCTTCAATATCGGGACTAACCCATTTAGCGGGGGAAACAGTTCAGATTTTCGCTGATGGCGCAACAAGAACTCCAACTACCATTACTTTAACTGGCACGTTATCCTTCACGACCGCCGCATCCACTATATTTGCCGGGTTACCGTATGAGTCTGTGGTAAAGACATTTCCACCAGAAGGAGGCAATCCCCTGGGCGCATCTACTTCTTTGGTTAAACGTATTGATCGCATCGCAGTTCGTATACACGAATCAATGGGCTTTAAATTTGGCCCAACGATTGATAGACTTGATCAATGGTCAGCGCGGTCTGGTGATAGTCCAATGGACAGCTCGCCTCCATTAAGAACCCTAGACGTGCCACTTAAGTTCGAAGGACTGTATAAGCCGGATGGGTGCATCATAGTAAAACGTGACAGTCCTACTCCGCTGAATATACTCGCAATAGTAACCTCGTTTGACACAGAAGTGGGATGAAACTTACTACAGCAACCGTCGACCACCTCGATATCCTTCGCCATGAAGGACTATTTCCAGGCTGCACACGGCTGGATTTACTTAATCGCTATATTATGTGTGGAGCATGTTTTGCCATGGTTGATGATAACGGAAATACACTTGGCGCTGGGGGAGTATTTCCACTGTGGCCTGGCGTCGGAATCGTTTGGCTTGCAATCAAGGATGAGTTAAGAAGGAAGCCAAAAATAGTTCTTGTAACAGTAAAGTCGATGATTACAGCTATGCAGAGTGCTGGATCATTTCATAGGTTTCAAATGTTTGTTGACCCAGATACAAAGCGGGATATTCGTTTTACCGAGGCTTTGGGATTTACATTTGAAGGAAGAATGGTTAAACATACTCATGATCAAAAAGATCATTTACTTTACTCACTAACATTCTAATGGCTGTTGCAATTCCATATCTTTTAGGTGCCGCCGTAGCAACCACGGCGGCTTCAGCTGTTATTTCATATCAAGGCAATAAAGCGGCCGCAAGATCAGCTAGAGCTATTGGCGAAGCAAACGCCCAATTAGATTTGCAGCAAGCAGCTGTAACTCAACAACAGGCTCAGTCTGAGGCAGATGTGGTGCGTGCACGCAATCTTCGTCTGACTGCTACACAGAAAACCACTTTCCTTAAATCTGGATTAACACTAGATAGCGGAACAGCTCAAGATGTAGTCTATGACTCATCTGTGCAAGGTGAGTTAGATGCCTTGAACGTTCTATATAAGGGTAATATATCTGCTGGGTTTAGTAGAAAACAGGCAGCAATTTCTAGATATGAAGGGGCTTCACGTTCTACTGCATATAGCTATGCCGCTACGACTAGTCTTCTATCTGGCGCAGGGCAAGCTCTATCACTAGCAGCAAGTCCTGGATTTAAAAAGAGCTAACATGGCAATTATTCCTACAAACTACGGCGGAAACGTTGACTCCAATACTGGCGCGGTAGCCCCGCGCATCTCATTTGCTGGGCCTGACGCACAAGCTTCTGCAGCTAGATCTATTTCAGGCGGGTTAAGCGATATTGCTCATGGAATCGCAGCTCAAGCCAATAATCAGCAACGTATTCAAGCACAGTTGCAGCAGAGGCAAGAATATAACGACCATCTTTGGTCTGAAGGCAAGTATACTGAAGCTCAGCGTAAGTGGATTCAATGGACAAGTGACGTTCAGAAAAACGGATCTGAAGATGTTGTTAAGCAATTCCAAGAAGGTTTTTCAACATATAGAGAACAGGCCTTGGCTGCTGCGCCAAACAAGGGAGCGCGCGATCGTCTTGCACTTAAGCTGGATGATCTCGGAACACAGGTATTTCAGAATTCGCTATCAATCGAAGCAACTAATCGATCAAATAATACGGTTGACACATTCGGAACAATGCTTGCTGATTCGGGTGATATTATCGCGCAGGCGCCTGAACTATATGCTACTCAGCAAGCACGCCTAAGCGAAACGCTCAAAATCTCAGTTGAACAAGGCCGCATCGATAAAGGCATTGCCGCCAAGATGCAAGACCACATCAACTCCCTGGCCGCTAATGCGGCTGAGGCAATGATTTCTCGCAATCCAGAGCGCGCACGTCAGATTTTAGATAGCGCTAAAGGTATTGATTGGCAGCGCCGTAAGTCTATTGGCAATGAGATCGACCGTGCAATGGAAAGCAATACGACTTTGTTTCGTTACCAGCAGGAGTCGCTCTTTAAATCTACTATTGACTCACTATCTGAAACCGGTAAAGCGCCAGATTCCTTTAACGTTGAGCAGTATGCTTCAGCATTTCCAGCAAAGTCACAGGATGCTGTTCGTGTGGATGCTCTTGCCAAGATTGAAACCGCTAAAACCATTTTCGTAGGTAAGTCAGAACTTCAGGGTCAGACAGTTGCCGGTATTAACGCTGTTCTTGAAAAGTATTCCCCAAAAGAAGGTGCAGCTGACTATGCACACCAATCAGAGGCTTATCAACAGATTGCTAAGGTAGCAGACCATCAACTCAAGCTGCAAAAATCAGATCCATTTGTTTACTCTCGTCAGGACCCTATCGTAGATGGCGCGTGGAAACTTGTGGAATCACTTCCCGAGGATACTACTCCAGAACTTCGCGCACAGCTTGTGTCGCAAGCGATGGACTCTAGCGTAAACTTCCAAAAATCGCTAGGTATTCCTGATGGGAAACTTTCTGTTATGTCTAATAGTCAAGCAATCGGTCTGGCGTCTAAGATCAACAATGGGAGTTTGCAGGAAGTTCAACAGAGTTTCCAGCAAATGCAACAATCGTTTGGTAAATACTATGCGAATGCATTTCGTGATCTTGCTCGTTTGCCTGATGGTCAACGAATTGATGGGGCGATGCAGATTGTAGCTCTTCATTTGGGACAACCATTCTTATCTGATTTTGTTCAAGCTATTCGCACACCAGACTCTGATCTAAAGATTCTTCCAGACGATGCTAAAACCATTAAGGAGAATCTTTCTACTGACGCTAACTTTTCTGCGTTTAGTTCGGCGTTGGTTTCTGCTAATCCAGCTGCGGTCTCCTACGTCGATGATTTTAATCGCGCAATCTCAAAATATGCTACTTCACTTCTATTCAGAGGTAAGGCAGAATCCGCCAAGGAGGCTGTTAAGAAGTCCACTGATCTTATCATTGGCTCTGCGTATGCTTTTACTGAAGTCGGTGGTTCATCAATCGCGATCAAACGCACTCAAGACAAAGCTCAGATTACTGATGAAGATGTTCCTAAGATTCGCACACAGCTTGATCGCGCTGTGATAGATTCATCTAAGATTGATCTTCGTCAGTTTGTGTTTCCACAAAATCTATCAGAAGATACCAAGAAGCAATCGATTAGAGATACTCTTGCCAATGATACATTCTGGGTAACCAATCCACAAAATGATGGGGTTACTATGTTTATGAACGGAGCTGAAGGAACTGCTGCTCCGGTCAGGTATAAAACCGGCGAAAAGGTGGAAATGAAGTTCACCGATCTTATCGCAAAGCACAATAGTGAGTCTAAGGCTTTGTCTGATACTCTTAGAGCTAACCTGACGAAATACCCTGACCCTGGAATGTTCATGCAATGAATGAAGTAGCCTATTCTCCAGATGTTCCAGACAATCCCAACTTTGTCTCACGTCCTCCTGACCCAGGTGCCTTTAGTTTGTATAAGACTATGGGGTTCGATGCTTTATATCATTCTCCAGTTAGCGGTGTATATCGTTCAACGCAACTGATGCTTGAACAGAATCCTTACTTCAACGTAGATGGCAAGGAATTATCGGTCGATGAGGCTAATTCACAATATGGTCTTAACGGGCAGTTGAAGTTCGATGAGCCAATCAAGGAATCCGCTGCTCAGTTAATGGTCCGGCGTAAGATTGCTGAGAATGATCGCAATTACGTCATTGGTTCTGGAATGACGACAGGTTTTCGTCAAGCAGCTGGTATAGGGGTGGGAATGGCTGCCACATTACTTGATCCAGTCAATACCGCTTCAATGTTTATTCCAGTGGTTGGTGAAGCTAGGTTTGCTCGTATGGTGCAACGGTTTGGTGGATCGGTGATGAAAGCTCGCCTTGCTGCAGGCGCTATCGAGGGCGCTGTAGGCATGGCAATGGTAGAACCGTTTGTCTTACTTCCTGCAATGCAAGAGCAAGCAAACTATGACATCACAGATTCTGCTACTAACTTAATGTATGGTGCAGGTCTTGGTGCTTTCCTTCATGCTGGATTTGGAGCTATTGGTGATCATATGAAGCGTCTTAAGCCAAGAGAAGCGGATGCTATTTTCGAAGCTGCTATGAATAACGTCTTGCGTGACGAGCCTGTTACGCACCCAGCCAGGGTTGCGGATTTCGTAGAACCTGTCGAGACTATAGATCCTAAAGCCTCAACACCTGATCTAACCGGTGCGCATCTTACTGCTGAAGAACCTAGTTATGGGGCGACTCCTAGAATTGAGCAAACTCTAGACCAAATTCCTCGCCGTGATGCTAAAGGTCGCTTCTTATCCAAAGAAGCTCGTCTTCAGTTACTTCAGGAAAAGATCAACTCTGATCGTATCAGGACCGAATCCCAGGGTCAAAAAGTTGATATAGACACTCAGAAAGATACACCCCGTTTAACCTCAAATGACCTAAGTGATGCCTCTGTTCACGATAAAGTGTATAGTGAAGTGACCAAAGAGGCTGATGATCTTGAGAAACAGATCCTAGGACGTCAACGTATTCCAAAGTCAGAACGTGGAAGCATGCTAATTCCCGGTGACACAGCCAAAGAGTGGTTTAACAAACAGATCCAGGGGCGTAAATTTATCCATGAAGGAAAAAAGCCTCCAGCCCCCGATAAGATTGATAAAACTAAACCCTTCTACACATCTATCGATGAGCGTGGGTTTTTGAACGAAGGTCCTTCAAGAACGTATACAGTTAAGCAACTTGGGAACATTTTTCCAGACCCAGAACAGGTTATAGCCATGCTTGACAAGGTCCCTAAAGACGTTCAAATTATCTTAGATAAAATCAACCAAGCAGGGGAAAACATCTCAATCGACACTCTGGTTAAACATGGTCTTCCGATAGATCGCATATACGAACTTGCTAGAGACTTAAAGGAAGTTCCCCCCGGCATGTGGATGGTTTCCATAGACAAACCAGATACCTTGAAAACACAGCTTGACGAAGATGCTATTGAAGCTGCAACTAAACTGCACACACTAATCAAAGAGCAGATTGGCGACCCCGTAAAACGTGAAGCAGGGGTTAATACTGCTGTTGAATGCATTATTAAGAATCTCATCTAATGAAGCAAGATCTCAAAACCTGCGTTGACATTATCGCCAATGCCTCAGACAAAGAACTATCTCCTGATCAGGCAAAGTCTTTGATAGACCGGATCATGAATGAGGTCAATCGTCCTACTGAGGCGCTTGATAGTGCAGAAAAACGCGTCCGTGAACTCGGTCAACAGATTATCGCTGAAGATAAACTTCTATCGGCTATCCAACGTCGCAATGCTTATCTAACAGTTATTGCAGGTAACCGTATTCGCGACTATGTTAAGAAATTCCCTACTCCAGGAGAGGGGTTGCTTGCATTTATGAATGGTAGCAATAAACTCCGCTCTGAGGGGCGGTTATCTGTTTACTATCAAGGTAAGGCGATGCAGAACAAGTATGTTGGTCGTTTGGTTGAACAGCTTCAGAAAGGGGGCCTCATGGATGAGTTCAAGTCTACTCAAATAGATAAACAGATCTTTCAAGAGCTTTGGGAACTAGGTAAGGAAGGTGGAAAACCAGGTATATCTGGTTCTCCTAAAGCGCAGGGAATTGCCAAGATTGTTCATGACATCAATATGGAGATGATCGACCGTGCAAATCGCGCAGGCGCGTTTATCAACAAATTGGAAGGCTACATCTTACGTCAATCACACGATGCAGACGCCATTCGTCGTGCAGGCGGTATGGGATTCAGCACAGGATCAAATGAAGCTAGCTTCAAAGTCTGGTCTGAATTCATCATGCCTCTTCTAGACGAAAAGACTTTCGATGGAGTAGACGATAAGATGGCGTATCTGCGAGGAGCTCACGAAGGTATCATTACAGGAGTTCATGATCGTCCTCAAGCCGACATCGATATTAACTCATCATTCACTAACACAGGATCGCTTGCAAAGAAGGTAAGTCAAGGTCGCCAACTCCATTTCAAGGATGCCGATTCAGCTTTTGCATATAACCACAAATTCGGGATGAAGGAGTTTCGTGAATCGACTCTTCGTCAGATTCAGTTACGAGCAAACTCTACGGCTCTTCTTGAAAACTTCGGACCCAATCCAGAAGCCACATTTGATCGTCTTGTGCGTGAAATGAAGAGCGACGCAAAGAAATCACCAGACGACGTAAAACATCTAAACTCCCTGAATGATTGGAAATTGGAAGCATCATTCCGTGAACTCATGGGATATAATGACGTTTCTACAAATCCGTCTCTTTCGCGTATGATGAACAGCATTCGTGCTGTTCAAAACATGTCGAAACTTGGAGCATCTACTATTACCGCTTTAGCTGATAAGGGATTCATGCAGAGTGAAATGGGATTCCAGGGGATGAAGTCGCTTGATGTCATTGGTAAGCAGTTGACTGTAGTTGCTGAAGGTCGTCCAGAAGGCGAACGTAGGTCAATGCTGAATCTCATGGGCGCAGGTCTTGATGGATTCATGGGGAGTGTTATGCATCGTTTCTCAATGCATGATAATCGTGCAGGAACTCTTTTCAAGATGCAAGCTAAGTTCTTCGACATCAATGGAATGAACTGGTGGAACGATATTCATAAGGGAGCATCTGCTGAACTCATGTCCGCACATCTAGGCGAGCATGCAAATCTTCCTCATGAGAAACTCCCGCCAGAGCTAACTAAGGTTCTTAACTTATACGGCATTGATAAGCCTATTTGGGATGCTATACGTTCTACAGTTACGGAGTTAAACGGGCGTCAATACATCACGCCGGACGCTTTGCTAAAACTTGATCGCCAAGTTATTGAAAAACTCATGGCCAATAGCGGCGATGCAAAACCCACTGACAACAGTGTGCAACGTATGCGAGACAGGCTCGACACTCAATTGCGAACATATTTCGCCGACCGTGTTGACATAGCTATCCCAACCCCTGGCAATGAGGAGCGGACCTATGCTCACTGGAATACACAGGCTGGAACGCCTATCGGTGAAGCAGTGCGCATGATGATGATGTTTAAGCAAATGCCAATTACTGTTTTCCAGAAAGTAGTTAAGCGTGAAATCTACGGCCATGGGTCTGAAACAATGCTTAAGTGGCTGCAGAATGACCGCTTGGGTAACTTTCGTATAATGCAACTTATCGCGATGACTACTATTGGAGGATATGTCTCAGGTATGATTAAAGATACTCTTAAGGGTAGAACGCCTAAGCCGCTCACACCCGCCAATATCCAGGATGCTATGTTGCGAGGCGGTGGTCTTGGTATCTACGGTGATTTTCTATTTAACGAATATGATCGCAGTTATAGATCATTCACCAATAACGCACTGGGTCCGGTTATCAGTCAGGTAGATTCTATTGCAGATATGGCTAGTAAACTAAAATCAGGTAAAGGCGTGGGGAACGAGGCAGGAAAATTCGTTACTAATAATATGCCGTTTATCAATTTGTTTTACATTAGACCTGTTTTAGATTACATTATTCTCTGGAACATACAGGAAATGAGTAATCCAGGATCACTTCACAGGTCTGAACGAAACCTAAAGCGTAACACAGGTCAAGGATTCTTTATTACACCATCTGAACAAGTAAAATGAGCCTATCGACATTAACTTCATTGATTAAAGCTGTTGGCAATGGTGTTACAACAGTTTTCTCATATCCGTACTACTTTTTAGAGGATTCACACTTAGTTGTTATTGAACATAATGTGGATACAAACGTGGATACTACGTTCACTCTAAACGTAGACTATACTGTAACAGGCGCCGGTAACCCTTCAGGCGGGTCTATTACCTTAACCGCCGCTGCAGCTTCCAATAAAACTATAACGATTCTTAGGAAGGTTCCGTTGAACCAGCTTGTTGACTATGTTGTTGACGATAACTTTCCAGCTGAAACTCACGAGCAAGCTATAGACAAACTTACTATGACGTGTCAGTATCTTAACGATGTTTTAGAAAGAACCTATCGGTTACCGTTAACTTCTGATGCTATTTTACCATCAGCTATCTCTTCATTGGTTGCCTTGGTTGCAGCTGAAGTTGAAGCTGTTGCGGTTGCGGTTGGCATAAATGGTAATCTTACATACCTAGGTATTGGTGCGCTTACTCATAATACTACGGGGGAGAGTTGCACCGCTGTTGGCTATGGAGCGTTAGAGCAAAACACGTCGGCTTCAGATAATACTGCTGTTGGGTCACTTGCTCTTAATAAGAATACAACCGGCACTGGTAATACAGCTGTCGGTGAAGCAGCCGCAACCGCGATTACCACCGGAAATAGTAATGTTGCTATTGGCTATCGCGCGATGTTAGCGGCTACTATTCCTATCGGTAGTGTAGCTGTTGGCACTGAAGCCATGCTAGCACTTACTACAGGCAATAGCAATGTAGCTGTTGGCTATCGCTCTGCTTTAGCCTTAACTACAGGTAAGGAAAATGTAGCTGTTGGCCAGCAAGCTTTAGCTGGAGCAACCACAGGTGACGGACAGGTAGCTATCGGTTACAAAGCCCTGTATACTTCAAACGGCACAGCTAATACCGCTGTTGGCTATGGAGCGTTAGAGCAAAACACGTCGGCTTCAGATAATACTGCTGTTGGGTCACTTGCTCTTAATAAGAATACAACCGGCACTGGTAATACAGCTGTCGGTGAAGCAGCCGCAA